CACAAAATACGGTCTCGACCAAAATCGCCGGTGCCCTCGTGTTTCCCAAAAAATATAAATCATCGCGATACTTCGCGCCTCGATTCGGCAAATCTGTTGCTTCGCTGAGCTTATCGGCGACCAGCTAGGCAAGCGTTTGCTGCGTGACGAACAAACATTCGCAGCCCATCTCTTTCGTTGTTGTTACTTGGTACGCGTTGAAATGGATGGACACATCAAGCTCGTGATTCGGAATCGAGTTATGATAGGCGACGGTGGTCGATAAGTTGGTGCTCTGATCTGTTGAAGTGTCATCGTGGAAAGTATCCACCTTGACGCCGACCGTGCGCAGATACGCGGCGACCTGCTCGGTGACCCGTCTTGCCTCATTGACTTCGTCGAGCCCCCAAGGCGGCGGGCCCGCGGCACCGCGCACCTTTAATCCGTGGCCGGATGAAATAACGATGTGCATGGCTCATTTTCCCTGCTGTTGGACGCAACGCTCGACCATCACCTTTAGAACTTCGTGAATATCGCGGCGGTTGGCGGTGATGCCGCTATAGATGAAGTACATAAACACAGCCGTGAGCACGATGAGCGCCAAACTCATTGGCTGCACCTTCAGGCCCTCGACCACCTTGCCGATATTGCCGCCATTCATGCTCATCATGGTACACCGGTGCGAAATTTTTCAGCGACCTGTTCGCAGGTCTCGATGACGCCGACGAACTTCCCGTCACTCGTGAAGATCAGACACTTGATGTCTTTATGAAAGTGCGTCTCGACCTGCCCGCGTGGCTGGCGGATCATCGCGACTTCTGCCGGGTTGACCTCAACGAGCTGATGATCCGGTCCGGTTAGCTCGACCAGATTCAGCGCGACGATCAGAGCGGGTAGCGGCATTGGCAGGCGGGTCCTTTGGGCCCCTGTCGACGCGTCCCCTCCGACGGATCAATGCCGCCGCCCGGTTATAAGCCGCATACATGACGCGGCGCGTTGCTTCGCATCCCCTGCAAGGCATTTTAAGGACATCCGGCGATGAGCATATTGCCGATGCGGATTCGATCCGATTGGTAGCAATCGGACAATTTGATCGTAAAGATCATGACGAGCACCAGCAGCAGCACGAAAATCACGGTCTCGACGATTGCCCTCATTTGCGCTGCGCCGACACTCCGGCCGCCGACACAACCAAGAAGCCGAGCGATTGCTGAATCGCGATCTGCGCGTCCTGCATATTCGGCTGGACCTGAACTGCGCTCACGGGGACCGTAGGGATGCCTTGCTGTATTTGAATCGCTTTTGCGCTCGGCCTTCGCGCCTTGTTGCGGGCAATTGCTGCTCGCATCGCCGCGCGCTCCATGGCGACCAGATTCCCCGGCGGCACTCTGCTCGCTATAGCTTGGGCGGCCATCGATAAAGCTCCGAATTCATTTCTTCGCTCATCCATATTCGCTGACAATGGCAACACCAGCAAAGCCAGCACCGCCAGCGCGATTGGTGGCGGTCTGGATCGAGGCGGCGCCGCCGCCGCCGCTGCCATAGCCGGTCGCTGGCTGACCGACTTGGCTGATGGCTTGGGTCGTTGAGCCGCCGCCACCAAAAAACGAGGAGCCGCCCTGGTTATTGATCGCAGTGTCGCCGCTGGCACCATTGAAGCCGCCCGCGCCGGGACTGCCGCCACAGACCATGTCGCCGACCGCACCGGTGACCGATCCACCCAGACCGCCAGCCGGAGTCAGCGTCGCATTAGCCGGTTTCCCGCCGGTGCCACCATTGGCCACACACAACGAACCAACACTGGTCGCGCCGCCCGCAGTTCCGCCGACCGTTCCAGCAGCAGCCCCGCCATTGCCTGCGGCCCCGATGGTCACGACTTGCGAGGCGCCAACTGCTGCAGCAGTCGAGAACTTTTTCGAGTAGCCACCAGAGCCGCCACCTCCTCCGCACCATAATTGAGTGGTGGTGGTGGCCGCCGCATTGGCGCCGCCGCCGCCGCCACCGACACATTCGATGAGACAAGTCTTCATCCCCGCCGTCGGCGTGTAGGTGCCGTTTGCAGTAAAGACTTGATAACCAATCAGCCCGCCGCCACTGGTCGGCGTCTGCCAGGACGCATCGTAGTTGGTCGCGGAGTTCTTTTCGAGGACCTGCCCTGTCGTGCCACCGGTCGGCACGCCTTGACCCGCTGCTCCCTGCGGACCCTGCGGTCCCTGAATGCTGGCATACTCGGTGATGATGACGATACCGGCCGTACCGTTACCACCGGCTGCCGACGCACCGAAACCCGGTGTCACCATCGAGCCGCCGCCGCCAGATCCATAGCCGAGAGCAGCGGCACCAGGACCCGCGGTAAAGCCGTAATAGCTCGATCCGAGCCCGCCACTGCCATACGCACTTGACCCGCCCCAGCCGCCGTAGGGGCTCATGGTCGGGCCGTTGCCACTAATGACGCCGCCGCCGTTCTGGCCAGCTATCGCGATATCGCCAACTCCGGGCGTACCGCCAAGAGCCGCGCCGCCGCCAACCGCACCGGTAAAACCGCCTTGGCCACCATTGGCGGTGCATAGAGCACCAAAGCTGCTGTTGCCTCCTGCCGTTCCCGCAGTCGTCGCGGTGCTCGTGCCACGAGCACCGATGGTAATCGCCTGACTCGCGCCGATCTGGGCCGCCGTGACAAACTTGCGGCTGTAGCCGCCCGCGGCGCCGCCACCAGCGACCCAGACATTGCCCGCCGTACTAGGAAATCCGTTGCTGCCGCCGCCGCCACCACCGCCGCCAACGACCTCGACGACGGCGCCGACGCATCCCGGAGTCGGCGTATAGGTGCCGTTCGCCGTAAAGATTTGCGTCGCCAGGATCGGACTGCCACTGGCCTGCGGCGGCGCTGGCACCATCCCGAACTCGGTGATGATGCAGAGGCCAGCCGATCCGGCGCCACCATTGCCGGTGCCATAGGGCGCACCAGCACCGCCGCTGCCGTAGTTGCTGGCAGCCATGGTACCGCTTGCCGTCGAGTAGAGCGAACTTCCACCGCCGCCGAAGTAAGATGAACCGCCGTCGTTGTCGGGCACGGATGCCAAGTTGGCACCGCCGCCGCCCGGCGAACCGGCAGCGACGACGTCGCCGATCGCGCCTGCGATTACGCCACCAACGCCGCCATAGGGACCGACCGATGCCGTGGAGTAGTTGCCGCCACCACCACCGTTTGCTTGACACAAGCTCCCGACACTCGTTGCTCCACCACCACCGCCCGCCAACGACGACGTACCGGCAGCACCGGCCGCGCCGATCGTGACGACCTGTGAGGCTCCCACCTGTGCAGCAGTGACGAACTTTCTTGAGTAGCCGCCGGAGCCACCACCACCGCCGTACATCTGCGAGCCGGTCGAGCCGCCACCGCCACCGCCACCACCGACTAGCTCGATGATGGCGGTCTGCATTCCCGGCGTCGGCGTGTAGGTCCCCGACGACGTAAAGACCCGCTGCGCCAGGACGGGGATGCCAGTACCTGACGGACCGGCCGGACCTGCTGGACCTTGTGGCCCGGTTTGTTGCAGCACCGCGACCATGTTGACTGCGAAGCCAGCATTGGCCGAGCTTATGAATTGGCCTGATGCGCTCGGCAGAAAACCCTGAACGCTGATCGTGTCAGTACTGCCGTTGCAGTAGATTAATGCTGACAGACTGATCGGCTGCAACGAGGCAGCACCAGTGGCCCCTCTAAAAGATTGTGTTTCGGCGTTAGTGAGCGAACCGTTCTTGACGATCGCGATACCGTAATTCGTACCGGCAGCCTGCTGATTAAATGCTATCGAGGCACTGATCGCATAGACACCAGCAACGGTCGGCGTGAACAAACCTGTCGATGTGCCATAGGCATTTTGCGTGTCGGTGACTTTGGTATCGTACTTATGAACATTCCAAGTGCCGCCGGTCGCGGTAAAATTGTTCGCCAGAGACACTTCAAGAGCGATATTAGCGGCGATCGGCACAGTGCCGGGCGTACCTGGAGGACCTGCGGGTCCAACGATACTCGATAGCTCGGTGACGATGCAGACACCGGGAGAGGCCGGGCCACCGGCGGTCGCACCACCATTTGACGTACTACCACCAGAGCCGCCGCTGCCATAACCACCGGCAGCCTGACCGACGCCTACCGGACCGCTTGGAGCACCACCACCAAAGATGCTGCTGCCGCCAGACCCGATATAGGCCGCAGTACCACCAGTGATGGTTGCAGAACCGGCGACGCCCGGTGCACCTTGCGATGCGATGTCGCCTGTGCCAGCTAAGCCACCGAGCCCACCGTAGGAAATATTTGAAGCTTGACGCGCTCCATGGGCGATACACAGAACGCCAAAGCTGGTGTCGCCACCGACCGCGCCGACAGCGCCTCCGGCACCACCGGCACCAGCAGCACCGATCGTGATGGGTTGACTAGAGCCAATCTGCGCAGCGGTGACTAACTTTCGCGAGTAGCCGCCTGCACCACCGCCGCCGCCAAAGCCGTTCCCCGATGTAGCAGCGCAACCATTGCCGCCACCGCCGCCGCCGACGCACTCGACGATTGCGGCAACCGTGCCTGATGTTGGCGTATAAGTCGTGCCCGCCGTGAACACGCGAACGGCGAGAATCGGACCACCCGCTGCAGCGATGGAATTGATGGCTGCGTCCACGAACGCAGTCGTCGCGAGTTTGGTGCTGTTGTCGCTCGTCGTCGGCGTTGGCGCAGTTGGCGTGCCGGTCAGGGCCGGAGAGGCTAGCGGGGCAACGTTGGCCCAAGCGGCGTTCTGCCTGCCGTAGAATGTGCTGTCGCTAGGAGCGTCGGGGATGCCGCCGGACTGAGCGACCCAATGGGTGTCATAGTCCGTGGTTGTGTTCTTAGCCAGGACCTGCCCGCTGGTGCCACCAACAGGGACACCCGGCCCTGCCGGGCCGGTCGAACCCGCAGGTCCGGTGTTGCCAGCAGGACCTTGAGGGCCGGTGGTGCCGGGCGGCCCCTGCGATCCTGTCGCGCCTGTCGACCCTGTAGCTCCCTGAGGACCTGTTGCGCCCGCAGGACCCGTCGCGCCAGCCGCGCCAGTCGTGCCTTCTTGTCCGGCGATATTGATGTCCCAATCGACGTGCGTGCCGGAGCCGCCGACGAGGTCTGCAGTGAATGTGAGGCTGGCGCCGCTGTAAGCGGTGACGAGCCCTTCCATGAAGTTGGTGGGCGTTCCTCCGGAGGCCACGCGGATGCGGGCACCGGCGGAGTAAGCCAACCCAGACTGGGTCGTGAGAGTGTGAGCACCTGTGGCAATCCCGAGTGAAGTTGTTGAGGTAGCTATATAGCCCGGGCCTTGCGGTCCGACCTGTTGCAACACCGCGACCATGTTGATCGCAGCCGGTTGGAGCAAAGAACCCGAAGCATAAAATCTCGCAGCGTCTCCATTGCCTTGAGCCGAGATCGTGTCGGTGCTGCCATTGCAATAGATCAGCGCCGACGCCGTGAGAGGCACACCGCCACTGGAGGCGCCATTGTTGAATTGAATAGCCTGCGATTCGGCATGATTTACATTGCCGTTCTTAACGACCGCGATGCCAATCCATTCAGATACTTGGGCCGACAGTCCAATCGTTGCGCTGACGGCGTAAACACCGGCGATCGTCGGTGTGAATAAGCCAGTCGCGGTGCTGTAAGCGTTTTGAGTGTCGGTGACCTTCGTATTGTATTTGCAGGTGGACCAAGCACCTATCGAGACGCCTGTTGTTTGGTCGGCTGAAAGATTGACTTCCAACGCGATATTGGCAGACGTCCCGCCGCCGCCCGTGCCGCCGCCGCCTCCTCCCGGCCCAGTGACGGTGTCCTCGAAATTGCTCTCGGTCCAATTGCCGTTGACGTCGCAGGAATAGGTGCCGATGGAAACATGGCTGATTGTCCGGGTCGCGGCGCCCAACAGCGAGAGGGCCGCACTATTGGTGAGGATAATATTGCCGCCAGTCGGATCGAACGTGATCTGCTTAGTGACGCCCCAAGGTGCATAGATCGGGACCACATCGCCGTTGTCGTCGAGGATCGGATCACCGTTCGAGTCGACTTGGGCGCCGACGACCGCTTGAGCGGCCGCACCGAATGAGCTGATGGTGCCGTGGCCATTGATGACGACTTGATTGGTGTCGACTGAATCGTCAGGCGGCGCCAACGCCACCGTGGCGGCGCACGGCAGCGTGACGGGCGGCGAATCGCCGTTCGCGCTTTGCCACGGAACAGTTCCCATTTACGACGCTGCTGTAAGAGAAGGTCAGCGAACGCTGCCTTTGATGACGCCAATCTCGTTGAACTCTAGCTTCTCTAACTTCGACGCTGGTGCCACGATAATTTGCGACGGACTAATCGGCTGTTGGGCCTTGGGCTGATCAGATGATGCCAGCCCTCTGATGACGCCAATCTCGTTGAACTCTAGCTTTTCGCCAAGCGAAGACGGGACCACCGTTGTCGGCGGCGGAGCCGCGGTCGGCGGGAAGAGATTTCGACAGCCAGCGAGAAAATCATCATCGCCGGTGGCGATCACTGCGTCGCCGCTAAGGCTGTTGATCAGATAGGGCGCGAAGCCTGACGTAGTGTCGCCGCTGATTGACATATCCAAGAGACCACCGAGCGCATCGCCGCCCTGCTGCCGCATTAGCGCGATCTGCCACAGCCGGGTCGCTCCGGGATTAGGGAAGCCTGTAGGGGGTTGTGCGCCATCGCCAAAGACGACGCAGGGGACCACATCGCTGTCACCGAAGGTCGCAAAATTCGGCACGATGAAAATCGACGTCGTATTCATCAAGCTCTGAAGCTGATCGATCGTCGGCGGATTGTTCATAGCCACCGGCGGAGCAATAAAAGTATCCGTCTCTCTAGCTTGATAGATGTTAAGCGTTCCCTGCACGGTTCTTCGCCTCCCATTCCTTGGATAATCGCTCCAGCTCGATTCGGCCTCTGACCTCGTTCTCTTCTTGTTGACGTTTCTCTCTGGCTGTCTGAGCTGCCTTCAGCTTGACGAAGGCCGCAATCACCCTGTCACCGAAGCTCCATTCTCTGTCGCCTCCGGCGATGATGGTCTCGCTGTTCTGAATAGCGTGGCGCTTGCCGGGTTCATAGACGCGCTCAAGCGCGCCTTCTGGTAGTCGCTCCAAGTTCTCACCAAACTCGAATTCGAAGTCGCCGCGCGTACCAAAGTAGGTGCCTTCGTCGGTGCGGACCCAGATCATTCCTTCCGCTCCTTCGTAGTAGTGTTCGTGAAACATCTTCATAGACACACCATGATGTTGAGATGCGTTCGCGGAGAGATGATACTTGCCGGGGTCCCACTTCCCTGATTGGCAGTGGTTGTGGTGTAGGTAGTACCACCAAAGAGTCCAGAGCCGGGAGAAACCGACGATTGATTGCCGATGAGATTATAAACAGTGCCATGAGCATGTGACACCAGTTCGCCGGTTGTCTGAGCGTGCGTCTCCACGCCGGTGTTGCTGCCTAATGCGCGACTTGTCAGACCAGAACCGGCACCGGCACCGGCGAGTTGACGACCCAGCATTTTCGGCAAGAGCATGCGGCAATGCGCGGCCCAAGCCGCTGTCGCGGTTCCTTGTGCTGAGCGCGTCGTCGAGCCGCCCGTCGATGTCTGGACCGGCACGTCAGCATCGGCGCAGTTGGCATAGAACAGTGCGAACAGGTTTTGCGCCGCAGCGTTCGCATATGTAGCGCCACTGGCGGCATCGCCGATCGTCTGATCATTCATCATCAGCCAACCGGAATCGGCGACCGTCTTGAACGTCAGCTTGACGTCACCAGTGGTCCAGGCACCGGCCGCCGGAGGCTGCCACGATGCGTCGTAGTTATTCGCGGTGTTCTTAGTGAGCACCGCCGCTGCAGCGCCGCCGGAGGGAATGCCGACGCCCGGCTGACCGGCAACGCTGAAATTCCAATCTGAATACGTACCAGTCAGCGGACCGAGCGTGTCGATCGATGCCGTCAGGCTAGAGACGCCGTCGTAGGCTGTGCAGGTGCCTTCCATCCAGGCGTTGGGCGTCCCGGCGCTGGCGAAGCGCATGCGCGATCCGACTACGTAAGCCAGACCGCCTTGTGTTGCAAAGACCTTGCTGCCGCTGCTGATGGCTTGACTGGTCGTCGATGACGCTAGATAGCCGGATGCTCCGCTCGGCCCCTGCGGTCCAACGGGTCCTGGAGCGCCGGGGGTGCCCGCAGCGCCTTGAGGACCGGCGGGTCCCGTCGATCCTGTGGCGCCAGGGGCGCCCGGCGTACCGGTGGCACCAGGATCGCCGCAGATGTTGATATCCCAACTCGCGAACGTGCCACTGCCAACAATTCTGTCGACGACGACATTTAGACCGCCGCCGGTGGAAAGCGACAGGACCTTCCCTTCCATGTAGTTGGTGTGAGAGACAGTCTCGACAGCTCGGACTCGCTCGCCACCCAGATAGGCGACGTTGAGATTGTCGAGCGAGAACGTGATCGTGCCGGTGGCGATAGGGAACGACGTCGAGCTGGTCACCGCGTATCCGGACCCGGAAAGCCCCTGACTCCCGGTTTGACCGGGAGGCCCCGGCAGACCTTGCGGGCCCTGCAGACCCGAAGGACCCATCGGCCCGATTGGACCGCGCGGACCGTTGCCGCCGCCGCCAAGGATGATGGTGTCTGTCATGGCGTCGGTCCTCGCGTCGGGCCTATGCTGTTTGTAAAGTTGCCGCGCCAAATGTCGCGGCGGAAGCCGTCCGGGGCGGTGACGATGAGACTCTGGACGTATTCGCCTTCAGGAATTCGCTGCAGGTCCTCAAGCATGAAGACGACGGCGAACTCCCACATGCCGGGACCAGCAACCGGATCGCTCGGGTCGTAAATATCAATCCCGCTGGTCTGAACCGGAAGGCCGTAGGCGCTTGTTAGGCTGAGCATGACCTCGACGTCTTCCGGATGGACTCGCACCATCAGTGCCATCGTGCAGCCGGTGAAGTCTTCATAAACCGGAGGCGTCGTCGTGCCGAGCTGCACGCGAAACGGCTGCGCATAATCGGCATCAGTGAACGTGACTATGTCGAGCTGATACGCGCCGGTGTCTGCCGTGGCCAGTCCTGAAGTATCTGTCATCTGCGTTCCGCTGCGCTGACGAAGAAGTCATCGATATCGTTCAGGCCAACGGGCTCAAGGATTTTGATCACTCGGGGATCGTCGCGCCTGAACTCATGGGAGTGATCCCAGATAACTTTGAGGATGCTGCGATCAGGCTCAGCCATCAGCTCGATCGTCGCCATGACGCGTTCCAGAGCACCGTGATTAATCAGCTCTAGCCTGATTTGCAGCGAGCTGATCTTCTCCGGCACTCGCTTGAAAGCGATCGTCTTGTCGATCGCCTCGACGAGATGCGCAATCTCGCTGCCATAATGAAGCGTTTGATTTTCAGGATCATAGAGCATCATGTGCGAGGCGGTCACATCCACTGGCAATCGCGGACCGATGTTGTTCATTTCTTCCGGCGTCACGCTCATCGTCAGCATAATCTTAGGCCGGACCACCGGTGCGTTCTGAGCGTTGAACAGATTTTTCACCGGCCAAACCGCATTCCTGAAAGATCAGCATAGGCGTAGCCGGTCCCCAGCAAGTGATAAAGATCAAACGCGATGGTGGCTCCGACCGCCATCTTACCAAAGCACGTGACGCAAGCGGCGTTGCCTTGGTTGCCTGCATCGTTGACGTTCTGCTGACTGAAATATCCCATCGGGCCGGTGATCCTGACGACCCAGCAGCTCCCTTCACGAACGCCACCGGCGTAAGGAATAAACTGCGACGTTAATGAGAACACCCACCATCCATCTTCGGCGATGCCGATGGTGAACCGTCCGCTCGTAGAGTAGTGAGAGGTTCGGAAATTGGAGTTCAATATACTCGCTGAGGCTGGCACGAACGATGAATCGGGGATGCCGATGCCGCTGTAATTTTGGGCGTGCCAACCGATGCCGCTGACCGGCTCCCTGATGCTAAGCACCTGAAAGACGGTGCCGTCATAGACCATGAAATAAATGGCCTTCGGGATAATGTCGCCGCTGGCCATCGGGCTCAGATCGGGCCACGTCACCGGCTTGGCGGGCATGGCATCCATCTGGATCGTTATGGCGGCATCGTTGATGATCGAGCCTTCGATCAAGAACGGATCGCCAGGAGACAGCGTCGTGATCGTCGGCGTAAACGTCGCGGTCAGCGCGTCGGCCGTGCCGCCTGCGATGGCAAACGGAATCTTTGTTGAATAATTATTGACGGTCGATGTAGCACCGGGAGGCCCGCGCCAATTGACGATCTGCCAAGCGGCACCGTCAAAGGCCAGATAGAGCACCTCGCCAGCGATATAGTCGCCAGCTTGGAGGGCAGCACCGCCAGCTCTGACGACTGGATAAGCACCGAGAACATTGAGATTTAAAGTCGAGGGGCCGGGACAATCATAGGCTGGCTTGATGCGAACATCCATTCCAAAGAACAGAGCCAGCGGGCTTGGGTTGAGTGTTGCCTCCATCTGTCCAGCCGTGCCACCGTCGACCGCGGCGTGGGTGATCCACGGGTTACGCTGCGTCGCTTGCCACATCTGCTGCAGGTTGCCGTTGTCCGGCACCAAGCCTGCTTGCAGGATCGAATTGACGATTTCGCGCTGATCGTACTCGATGGCTTCGGCTGGAACGATTGAGCCCTGGATGCCAGCGGCGGGATTGCCGTTGATGTATGCGGCATTCGGATCGGTGATGCCGTAAGGCGGGTTATATTTCATCGCTCGTTTTCCTCTTAGGGCGTCCCAGCCATCGAGCCGCCAGTCACTAAGCTGCTGTAATCAAAGACGACGACGGTATGCGCTGGCTTCCATCGATCGATCATGCATTCGAGGTCCTGTGCGAGACCGATGGTCAAGAGATGGTCGACGCCGCATTGACCGGCGTCGCATCGAAACCAAGTCAGGCGCGCGTTCTGAACGTGAACGGTCCAAAAGAATCTCAGCTCGGGAGGTCCGACGTACCAGCGCATATGATACTGATCACCACCGGCGGCGATTTCCTGCGCTGAGGTATCGCCGCACATCGAGACGCCGCACATGAACGGCGCATATTCGGTGATGTAGATCGTGTAGCCGAGAAACGCCGCCCAATTGATATAGAACTCGCGCGACTGCGCGCCGAGTAAAGTCATCTTCAAGATCAAGATGCGATGACGATCGCTGATCGTCAGCGGCATCGGCGAGAAGCACGGATCAGGCAGTCCCCAATTGCGCTCCCAATCGGGCAGCAGCTCGATCGTCGCGCGTGGGTCGCTCTCGCGCTCCAACAGATCGGCGGCGCGGCCATCGATGAAGCCCCAATAATCAGCGAGGCCCGCGACCGTCAGATAGAGCGTCGAGTCGATGTCGCGCGGCCATGCCTGACCGCGCGGCAAGAGTTCAAGCAACGCCTGCGCGTAATCTTCGCCGGAGCGGCGAACGTGGCGATCAAGCGCGACCGGTTGGAGCGACCGCAGCCAATCCACCGGCGCCGGTGGATGCGGGCGAGGCAACGTTTCCCGTTGGCGTCGGGAGGAACGCGACGAGCCCTGTCGGAGTGGACGTGAAGAGGACATTTCCGAGCACCGCTAAATGACCAGCATCAGGCATGACGTCGTCGACAGCATTGAGCAGATCGAAGCTGATGACGTTAGGCGCGTTCATGATCGCGTAGGATTTCCAGGCGATGAAAATCGTTTGTCCCGGCGAGGCTTTTTCGAACAACATTTCTTGCAGGCTCGCGATGACTTCCGCGCGCGTGGCTTCGTTGTCCGGATTGAGGTTGGCGATCGTGATGGCGAGCGGCTGCGGAATCGGCGCGACGACAAAGAAGTCTTTGACCGTCACCGGCCGCACCGTGTCGAGATAGTCGTGCACGGCAGC